AATATTAATTAATTTATGAGTGCCGTAACCAGCTTCATTCTGTAATTCATCAAATGTTTTCTGACGAAGAATAAACATATGAGATGAAAACTGAGTGATTCGATCTGATAGGGAGACGATGCTTTCATCATCAGTTACGTTAGCCGCGCTCTTGTTTGTTACGATACCTGCGCGATTAGACTGAACTGAAGTCATCATTGAAATACATGGACCTTTGTCGCTCTTAATATCTCTTTGAATACAACGCTTATATTTATCGACCATTTCGCCAACAAGCTGCCATTCATTTTTGTTACCGCTGTTTTCGCTTGTTGTTTTAATATAATCGAAGCTGAAAATAAGAGGATTACCTCGACCAATTTTTGAATAATAAAAACGCTTCAATACGCTTATTTGAGCATCAACGCTCATTCCGCCAACATTATAATAATAAAGATGCTTGTATCTTTCTTTCAGAGATCGCCAAACCAATCTCACGTTATCAACAACTTCTGGACCAGCTTTACGCCAGTTACCGCTTTCAAGAAGATACATTGGAACTTTAGATAAAGCAGCGCACTGTCTAAAGATTAGTTCTTCTTTACTCATTTCTCCGTTATCGAAATGAAGAACTGGAACTTTATATTGCTCAGAGACTTTAGTTGTAAAATCTAAACACAGTTGAGTTTTGCCTACGCCAGAACGAGCAACAATAACTGTAATATTTCCCGGTCTGAGAAGGGAACCGTACATATCCTGAGTCTTCGGATAAGGACCGACAAATCCAAATTCAGTAACTGGATTATTTCCACGCTCTTCAATAAGAGCTTCCATTTCATCGAAAATATTTTCAGGCTGATCTGCTCCAGTTTCGTACAGATTAATTTGATCATTATAAAGTTTATCAGCAGTTTCAATAATGACGTTGTAATCAGAAGATGGAGAGATAGACTTCATCTTCTTATTAATCTCAGCGCCACACATCGCAATTTCGCGACGAATAGTGTATTTCTTCAACTCTTTAGCAACGCTTATAATAGATTCTGGGGATAACTTCTTGAGAGACAAAGATTCAATATAATCAGATGGATTGATATTGTCCTCAAAAGTTACCCCAAAATTCTTTACTCTTTGAGATATTACTACGTCATCAATTTTTTCACCGTTGTCAATTGCTTGACGAAGCACACAAAAAATAGTTCTATTTATCTTAGAGCTTTCACTCCAGAAGTCTTTTTCTGTCACGAAAGATGCGACATCTGCGTATCTTTCTGGATATTTAATCAGTCCAGCGAGTAACTGAGTCTCTAAATCATACGAATAAATCATTCCGAGCGCACTTTATCATGGCTCGTCAGTCATGTCAATGGAATTCTGCTCGTTGTCTACCTCATCTAAATACTTCTCCAAAGCCTTAACTAGACCCATTTCTACGATTGGATTGGCTACTTTAGTATAAATCATGGGGCATCCATCTTGAGAGACATAAGCCACTATAAATCCTTTGGAGGATTCATCGGACCCACTGAACTCATAGAGTTTGTTAAAATAGTTTTCAGGAATTTTGAACTGTTTAAAATTCTCTGATTGAGAGTCCTTCTTCATGTTATAATATTACACCTTGACTTTCGAAAAGGTCTTTATTTATTGTATCGTTTTCGAAAATAGTTACAAGTGTAATTTCGTTAAGTTCACAAAAACGTTCTTTTTTCTTATCTCTATTAAGCTGATGAAGAAAGTTCATTCTGTTTTCGTGGAAGAATTTAACAAAACCAGTGTGCTGCCTACCTTGGACTTCTATAGCTATTTTTTTATTAGCATTATAAAAGTCCAAAGTAAGACGAGTCCCAACAATAGGAAACTCTTCAAACACAATGTTATGCTGCCAATAGTTTCGCAGAAATTTCTTAACTTCAGCCTGAAATTTACTGCGACTATGCGCTCCCCAATCAATTAAATAATTGCGAGCATTCTTGCAGCGTCTTTTTTTATTACTCAGAGATAGAAATTCCATCGCCAAAATTTAATAGATTTTCACTGATGTACTTGAAAAAGAAATTCTTGAGCTTTTCATTATCGTTTACAATTTGTTCGAACTTAGCGGCTCCTTGAATCTGAGAAGGAAAGTCTGTGAAACCAGCTTCTTTCAAAGTATTCAGAAACTCTTCATCAAAGCTGATCCAAGCTCCTTTCTTAATTGCAATTTCCCACATTGTTAGAAAATCAAAAATCTCTTTTTCTACCCAGTTAGAAGTACCATTCTTTCTTCCGTATTTAATAGGATATCGAATCGTACAATTAGTTCTCTCGTTGGGGGACTTCTTGACCACAATCTTAACAAAATGTCCAAGATAAGGATTCTTTTGTTCGTCGTAAGAAGCGTTGGGATCTTCAAGGATCAGATCACCCTTGAAACGAGCGTCGAATTCAAAAATCCAGTTTGCGAAATGCAACAAAGCGTTGCCGCCTGTAGCAGTGGTTTGGCGAATCGGAGCTTTACTGTATGGATCAAGCTTGATATCAGCGCGAACTTGAGAAATAAATACTGCGATATGACCACGCTTTTGTAGTGCGATAGAAATACGCTTCATTAGATCGGCGGCAATAACTGCTCCACCAGCCACCTTTTGAGATTCTTCAAAAGTTTTATCAAGATCGCCCTTGCGAATCAATCCATCAACAGAGTCGAGAAGGAAGAAGTATTGAATCTTTTCATCGTTCTTACCTACTAGTTCGCGCATTGCATCAAATACTGTTTCATGAATGTTAGATTCAAATACGAAACAAGTTCCATCAACCCATTCATCTTCATTAAATACGAACTTAACTCCAGATCGTTCAATCATCTCTTTACTCAATCGACCTTCAGCTTTGATATAAAAGCCTTTACGTTTCTTAGGTTGATCCAAGAAATTCTTCATAAACTGAAGAGCGCAGCTTGTCTTGCCGCCTTCATTGATTCCGCAGAATCGATGAAGACCAGTTCCTAAACCGCCAGATAAAAAGTAATCAAGCAACAGACTGCCACTTGATACCTTATAATCTATACTTGGTTCGAAATTATAATGAGACTCTTTGTTGTTCTTCAAGAAACTCTTTAGTTGGTCTTGAGACGTAGTGATTTTGCCGCTATCTACTTCTTCTTTATTCTTTTTACTCATTTTAGAAAGTCTTTAATTGTTTTTGGTTTTACTGCTATATTATAGTCTTGTCCAGCCTTTTCGCCAATGTTTATTTCAATATTTTTGTATTGAGGTTCGTAGTGAAAATCGCGATATTTTTTTTCAATATCTTTCATATCCATAGCGATATGAATAGCTAAAGAGTTGACTTGTTGAAAAGAACTTTTAAGCCAAAAATCTTCACTTGGAAATTTCTGAAGAATTCTTTTTAGTAAAGTATATTCTTTAGTCATGAATTCTTTACTTGGTTTAACAGGTCTAAAAACCAACTTAAAAAGAATTTCTTTTTTATTCAATTTTTTAGTTGTTTTACTCTTTGCCACGCAGTGATAATGGCATGAAAAACTTCGTAAGTCAACAGCAAAAAACCGTCAGTTTCCTGACGGTTTCTTTTAATTTATTATTTATTAAGCTTTTGGATCGAAGCCAGCACTCTGAAGATCAGGATTTTTAAGAGCAGATTTTTCTTGCTCTGCTTTTAGCTTTTCATCTATCTTCAAACCTTCGATGGCTGCATCTGGGGTAATGTTTCCTGATGGAGCGGCGGGAGTTTCTGGAAAAACGGCTAACTGAGCGGCTTCAGACTTTTCAGATTCTGGAGATTCACCAGCTTCTTTCTTACCTTCGTCATTCAAATTACCCTTCTTTTGCATTCTCTTTAGAATAGCTTTTTGAATAGCTGGAGGGAGAGTCTTTTGTTTCTCTGTGAGTTGTCCAGCCATTTCATTGAGCATTGGGCGATTCTTCATGTACGACATACCGCACATATACTTAGCATCGCTTGTACTCATGCCAGCGGTGTTAGTCAAAGATTCATCTTTGAGCATACATTCGCTCATATATTCGCTGTGCATTTCCATTTCATCTTCTTCTATCATGCTTGAAAGTGAAACTTCAGCGACGAAATTTTTATTATCGAATTTTAGATTAGATTTCATATTATTTGTTACCTTCTAGGATTTTAATTTGGTTTATTGTTTTTGTTAAAATATCGCCCTTTTTGAAATTAGCTCCTTCATTGATGACTTCATAAGCAACTACTTTGCCCATATCATTTGGGAGATCTTTAATTTCTTTAATGAAGCCTTCGCTATTGTAGTGTTTACAAGAAGCGTTAATATTTAGTACGCGCATACCAGCTTCCATTTCATTCTCAACTTCCATTTCTTTTTCATCTTCTTTTTGAGAATAAACAAGGTAGTTGTATACGGCGAAAAGATAATCCTCCATCAATGTGATTTTACTTTGAACCCAAGGTTCAATTTCTTCAGCCATAGATGGATTTGCACGAAGTTTTTCAAGAAGATCTTTAGAATTATCTGCTATATAAGCTAATTGGGCCATAGCCATTTCAGCAGCTTCTTCATTTCCTTCTTCAGACTCGTTCTCAATTTCTTCAGTAATTTCTTGAGCTTGAGATAAATGTGGGGCTATTTTAAGAAGATCAGCTTCTTCCCAAAGAGTAATACCATCCCATTGATGAACAACGTCGTCTATAGATCCTTTTGTAGTATAATCGGTAACTGATTTTTTAGATTCCCACATTTTGCAGGACCAATATTTAGCTTTCCAACGAGGGCCGGGATTAGTGTCGCATTGATGGCGAGCGCGAAAACTCTTTCTACGGGCTGGATCGTCGCGCTTAATCTCCATATTTGGATCACCGAAGTTCACCTTTACGACATTGCCTTTTTCATTTTTAACGTAAACAGAAAACTTCTTAGGCCCTTTTGAGGTTCTGAAAGGCTTGTTTAAAGCTTTCTTGTCTTTTGCGGCGCGAATCTCGTTGCTAAAATTTACCGATATGTTCATTTTTTAATCTTCTATATTAACGAAATTAAGATTTAGTTCATCTTCATTTACACCAAATTCTTTTAAATCAGAAAAAGCTTGAACAAATTCTTCTTCGTCAAAATCATCATAATGATATATATCTACTATTCTATCATTCATATTATTAATTAGCTATATCTTGATCTGCGCGACGATAAGCATCTTTGACTTTACCTCCGCTTTGCATTCTTAAAAATGTATTCACTCTCGCTAAAGCCCAAGCCGCTCTTGATTTACCGGGACGATGACTTGAACTAAAAGCTCCTAAACCTCTTCTATAAACTTTTTTTAATTGGCTGAGTGTAACTTTTTTAGAATATTTTGCATTATGATTTTTAACTTTTTCTTTTAAAGTGTTTGTTACTTTTTCACTGAAAGTGATCTCAGCTTGACTAATTAATTGTTTATCATCTTTTCTTTTTAGAACTTCTTTAGCTCTTTCTTTAGCTTCTGGAGTTGTTCCAGCAGATCCAGGTTCGTTTATATTTGAACCTTTCTTTTTCTCTTCTGGTTTAGCTGGGGTTTGAGCAGAGCTTTTAGGCCCTTGTCTTTTCTTCGCAGCTATTTCTTGGCTAAAATCTAATACTAAATTCATATCATTTATTACACAAGATAATTAAGTGTTAGAAAAAAGAAAGCCGCTTTTTAGGGCGGCTTTCTCGTTGTTGTGTTTTATATTACTTCTTCTTACCGCCGCTTGGCTTTGCTGGCACGGCTGGCTTGCTTGCTGGCTTTGCGGCCTTGGCTGAAGCGGTAACTACCTTAGCGGCAGTCTTTGAAGTGTTCTTTACTGTAGTCTTAGCTGTAGTCTTGCTCATATTTGTATATGTGATTTATGTTATATTTGAGAAAATGTTTTTCAACTTTTATCGAATTGGACATGCACCGCCAGCGCATTCAGCCATTTCTAGCATTTCTGTACTACCAGTAGAGATGTTTGTGAGAGGTTTAACTTTAGCACTTGCAGTGAGATATGCGGTTTCATCAATTTCTTGATATGGAGCTTGCTTGAAACCGTGATCCTTAAAAAGAAGGAAGCTTACGCTCTTAACGTTGTGTTCATAATTATCTTTCAACCAAGTTTTTAGAGTATCAAGTTCTTCTGGCTTATAATAAGCAGTAACAGAAACGGCGTTGTCAGACCAAACTGTTTGAAGCTTCTTAACCATATCAAGCTGCTTAATAACATCCATGTCCTTGGTGAGGATGGAGCCTTCTGGAGTTTTGCATGGGAAATAAACTACAACAGTATCGCGATTCTCAGTTCCATCAAAATTAATAAGGAACTCAACATGATATCCCATATCCTTACAGATTTGAACTAGAGCATCAGAGCTAGACATGCGAACTGTACGCATATAATACTCACTGAAAGCTGGATGAACACCGGGGGTAGCTCCACCAAGCAAGCTTAGTGTTCCGCTTGGTTTGATTGTGGTCAGCTTAATGCTTTCTGACCATCCACGCTTCGCGCTCCATTCTTTGTCGAACTTACGCAAAGCGATATAACAATCATCAAGCCAATCAAGCTTATCAAGAGACTGACAAACACCAGTAACACCAAGACCAAGACGCATGTTCTTATGAACGATTCGATTAGTTTCTTCATGAATGAAGGGTAGGGAGGCAATAGCTTTTTGAGTCTTATAAAGAAGTTGAGCGCAGTCAATCAGTTCTTCTTTAGAAGTAATGTTGTTTAGGTATAGTTCTGAAAGATTGCAGCACTCATAATTAGAAAGACTAATTTCAGCGCAAGGGTTCGTCATTTCACAATTATCTGTATCTGTGGGATACATGGAATTATCTGAAATTGGACCATCCTTAATACGGCCAAACTTTTGAGAAAGAGGAAGGTTGAAAAATCCATAAGGCTCGCCATTTGCATAGCCAGAATCTTTATTGATCTCATATCCATTCTTCCAAATTTCTTCAAGAACGTGATCATAACTATCGGCATAGATAGTATTGTTGCTCATCGCTCGCCAATTGGGAACATTTCCTGAACCCCAGTTCTTGGCGCGAAGATAAAGAATATCGTCAGGATCACCTAGGGCGATTTCTGCGCTACGACGTACATTACCAGCGACAACAACGCTGCCAATAATATTGCAGATATCCAACACATCAATCGAGCGAAGCTTTTTGCCTTCGCGAGCTTGGAAGATTTTTGTGATCTTATCGATTCCGTCAATAAGGATTTGTGGGCCACTAGCCTTGCCGCCAAAACCCTTGATTGGTTCGCCGTAACCTCTGATGAGAATAGTCGAGTACGAAAACGATTTACCTGTAACGTAAAAAGCATCCAGAACTTTAGAAAGTAGATTAACCCAACCTTCGCGTTTATCTGGCACAATATAATCAGCGTCTTTAGTTGCTTCATGAATAACTGTTACACTTTTCTTAATCTTTGGAAGCTCATGAACATCTTCGCGACGAATGCTATAACCAACGCCGCCGCCAAGCATTAGATTCTCAAAAAGGAAAAGGAAAGCCCTTGGTTCACGCATTGCTGTAGCCCAGCAATTGAGAAGAGAATTTGCGCCGAAACGATCTACGGTAGAAGTACCAAGCTGCCAAAGCATTCGGCCAGCAAAATTGCACTTCAAATTAAAAACATAATCGTAAATACGTTCAGCTTCTTCTTTTGTATATTGTGCGCCAATCTTTTGTGCGCCATTTATACAGCGTTCTACTGTTTCGTTCCATTCTTCAGTAGTTCCATCTTCCTTGAGACGAGCATACGTTCTTTTGTATACTATATATCCAAGACCGTTGAAACCCCAGTTTGGTTGTTTGTTTTTATATTTGGCGAGAAAAGATGGCGAAAGAATATTTAAATTATCACTCATGGTAAAGAGTATTATACACTAGATTTTAAAATTATCTATGTCATACTTTACCATACGTTCTACGAGCTTGTCAAAAGAAATTTTTGGTTTCCAACCTAATTCTTCTCTAGCTGGAGTTGAGTCACCCAAAAGAAGCTCAACTTCAGCGGGTCTGTAAAATTTAGGATTAATTTTAACTAAAACTGACGATTGAGCTTCATTTTTAATAGCGTATTCAGTAGATACACTCATTTGTTCTTCTTGTCCATGCCCATGCCAAACACCTTCTATTCCAGCGCAATGAAAAGCTTTATTAATGAATTCTCTAATTGTATGCGTTTCATTACTAGACAGAACATAATCTTTAGGTGATTTTTGATTCATGATTTTCCAAACGCCTTCGACAAAATCTTCGGAATCAGACCAGTCTCTTTTTGCGTCTAAATTTCCAAGCTCAATGGGGGCGAATGGTTTATTATTTTGAATAGCATGGTAAATTCTGGCTACGCCTTTGGTAATCTTTCTTGTTACGAATTCTTCTCCACGCTTAGTTCCTTCATGATTGAAAAGAATGCTGTGAACAGCGTATAAATTATAAGATTCACGATATACCTTAACAAGATGACGGGCAGCAGCTTTACTAGCTCCGTATGGGCTTCTAGGTCTTACGGGATGTTGGATATCTTGTGGGCTATATTGTACGTCACCAAATTCTTCACTTGATCCAGCAGAATAAAAACGACACTTTGGTTGAAAACGACGAATAGCTTCTAGGCATCGTGCAACCCCAGTAGCATTAACATCAAAAGTTTGAAGAGGGATTTCCCAACTGCACCCAACAAAACTTTGAGCAGCAAAATTAATAAAATAATCAGGTTGAATGTCTCTGATAAGATTATCTAAACTAACGCTATCAGAAAGATCTCCATAAACAAGTTGAAATCTTTCATTTTTAATAAAGGATTGACAGTTTACAAAATTAGGATTGGATGTACGCCGAATCATTCCAAAAATTTTAGCTTCAGTATTCTTCAAAAGATACTCAACCATGTTCGCTCCATCTTGACCTAATATACCAGTTACTATTACTTTCATAGTTTTAATTTATCTTGATTATTTAAATACCAATTATAAGTATCTTTCAATCCATCTTCTAATTTTATTTTTGCGGTATACCCAAGCTTTTTTAATCTAGTGGAGTCTAGCAGTTTTCTCAGTGTTCCATCGGGTTTGGTTAGATCAAATCTAACTTCACCTCTGTAGTCTATAACTTCAATAATTTTTTGCGCCAGTTCAGCGATAGAAATTTCTTGTCCGCTTCCTATATTTATTTGAGAAATATTTTGAGAATATAGATCTTTAGCGTCTAAATTATCAATTATATGTAAACAAGCTTCAGCCATGTCATCTACATGCATAAACTCTCTTTTGGCTTTTCCTGTACCCCAAATTTCTACAAAAGGTAAATTGTTAATCTTTGCTAAATAAAAACGATGTAATAATCCCGGTAATACATGAGAATTCAATGGGTGAAAATTATCATTAGGTCCATATAAATTTGTTGGCATCACAGAAATAAAATTACATCCATGTTGTTTATAATAGCTTTCGCACATTTTTATGCCAGCTATTTTGGCTATTGCATAAGGTTCATTTGTATATTCTAAAGGAGAAGTTAATAAGTATTCTTCTTTTATTGGTTGTTCAGCGAATTTTGGATATATACAAGAGCTACCAAGAAATAAAAACTTTGTTACGCCGCTAACGTAAGAAGCGTGAATTAAATTATTTTGAATTTGAAGGTTTTCATAAATAAAATCAGCCCTGTATTCATTATTAGAATGAATGCCTCCGACTTTTGCAGCGCAGTTAATTACTAAATCAAAATTATGATATGAAAAATATTGAAGAACTCTGGTTTGATCTAATAAATTCAAAAGATTTTTTTCAATAACGTGTATTTCAATATTTTTTTTGTTTTGTATTTTTTTTAAAATAGCCGATCCAACCATGCCTTTGTGTCCTGCTAAAAAAATTTTCATTTTGTATTTATTATGGTTTCTGCGAGACTGTTTTCAAAGCCTTTAAGCGATATGGGTAAGGATAATATTTTATCAAAATTTCCATTATAATTTAATGCATTTTCTTTTTGAATTAAAATATCGCTGTTAGAGTTGTTTTTTAGAATTATCTTTTTAGCTATTTCAGATAATTTGTATTTATTTTTATAGCACAGGTTTATATCTTGATGCGCTGAATTGTTTAATAAAATATATTTAACAACAGATATTAAATCTTGAACATAAAAAAAATCCATTATCTTATCTTCATGAATAATTATTTGTTCATTTTTTTTACTTTTGAGAATGCAGGTTTTTATGAATCTATTTTCAGACTCGTTTTCATCAAAACAACCAAATATTCTAAGATTATAAAAATTATCTGTTGTTAAGACTTTTTTAGCTATTATATTTTTAGATAATCCATAATAATCTTTAGGAACACACTCAAAAATATTTTCTTCGTTTTTTAAATTAATATTAGTTTGTCTATCGAATTCAGCGCCTGAAGCAAAGTTAATAAATTTGTATAATAAATCTTTACAAGAATATAGATTTTCGAAAACTAAAATATTGTTATAAAAAGTGTTAGAATCATCTTTTTTTAATCTACTGCCTCCTTCTATAGCGCAATGAATAACAGAATCTATTTTATTTTTTTTTATAAAAAATTTAATCGCTTCTTTATCAAATAAATTTATTGTTTGCCTGTTTCCGTGAAAAATTTTAATTCCTTCAATATTGAAATTAATAATTGATTTTCCTATATATCCATTTGAACCTGTAATTAAAACATTCATTTCTTTAAATTCATGTAGCAAGGAAGATTGTTATATAATAAAGTTAATGTTTCTTGCTGTAGTTGATCGTTATTTTGCGGTTTATAAAATTTAATATTTTCAAAACATTTCATAATTTTTTCATCATCTTCAGCCCAATGAGAGAATCCTAGATAACCATAATCTTTATTTCTGCCGCCTCCTATTAATTTTACAGGTATTTTTTCATGATCTAAATAATTTCTTATGAATTCGAATGGTCTATAAAGAATAAATGGAGTAATAGAATAACAAACAGGTATTTTTTTCTCTAAAGCTATTCCAACGGCGGTTCCAATCATAAGCTGTTCAGAAGACATTACGTTAAAAGATCTATCAGGAA